GGCGTGCCGCCGATGGTGAGCGCCGCGCTTTCGGCGCCGATCAACAATTCCTCGGCCGCCGATTGATTGGCGTCGTCGACGACGATCGCGGTGCCAAAGGCAACGTCGATGGATCCGCCGTCGGCGACCGACACCGCTTCCAAGGCAAAGGAAACGCCGTCGGTATCGGTGGCCGTCGATTCCCAAATGGGAATGAACGTCACCGTCGAGGCATCGTGGCTTTTTGGAAGATAGATGGTAAAGCCGGCGCCTTCGTCGGCGGTGGCATCGAAGGCGAGGCCGGAAATATCGGGCCGGCCGGCGGTGGTTTCGGTGTCGGCGATCGAGGCCGCCGGGTTGGATACGGTCGGGCGCATGGCCGCCGCCGGCACCCATATCGTTTGTTTGCCGGGAGAATCCAGAACCGAGTTCAACGGGCCGAGCGTCACCCAGGCCGAGTTGGCGCTATTGCGTTGCTTCAAGAGGGTGTTGCCGGTGTCGGCCCAAAGCATAAATGCGTATGTGGTCGCCGGCGCCGTGCCGCCCGACATAAGCGAGCCGAGGGCCTGGAGCTGGCTATTGATATCGCCGCGCACGGTGGCGCCGTCGGCATTGGCGACGACCAGATCATCTTGGCTCATTGATCAGATCCCCCGTCGAAATCGGCGGCGTCGTCGATCGCCGCCTTGCCGTCCTGGGTGCCGCGATATTCCATCGCCCATTTCAGGGTATCGAGCGGCATCGAAATTTCGTTGTTGGCGAGGTGCACGAAGCCCGCCGCGATCGCCGCCAGCGCCGCCGGCGTCGTTTCGTCGCCGGGCCTGGCCTTGACGATCGGATCATAGCGGCCGTCGTCTTCGTTCCAGCGGTAGCGGCCGGGCGCGAGATCGCGCTCGGGGATCTCAACGCGCGGATCATTGATCGGCGCGTCATCGTATCCGGTAATGACGCCGTCGGCGTCGTGAACGGCGACCGATTTGGTCTTCGGCTTGACGAACTTCTTGGCCTTTGATTCTGGGTTTTTAGCCATCTTAGACAACCTCCGTTGCGGCGACGCGCAATTGCGAAACGTGAATGTTGAATGCCGGATCCTCGGTCGATAACCGGGCCTGGAAATCGAAACCGCGGGCGGTGTATTCGGCGGCGTCGAGGCGCTGCCACGACGACCAGGTCGGCGCCGCATCCGGGTCGTCGTCGGTTTCGCGCACCCATACGACGAGATCGCCGACGCCGGCGGCGTTGCCGTCAAAATCTTCCCAATCGTCGATATTTTCGGTGCGCTGGTCGATGTTATCGAGGGCCGCGGTCACCGTGACGGCGACCGTTGTCTCGAGTTTCACCGTCTTGACCGAGCCGAGATCGAAGCCGGCGGCGAAATCATAGGTGCCCGAGGTGGCGACGCCCTCGCCGAAATCCCAATCGGCAAGACTGTCGACGTCGGTCACGTCGTCGAATAAGCCCTGCCCGGCCAGTTTGAGGGTCGAGTCGACGGCATCGAAAATGGTGTCGGTATGGGTGCCGGTGAAAACGGCGTCTTCTTGTAGGCTGGTCAGATCGGTAAAGGCGATCACGTTGGCGCCCTTGGTCGAGACGCTGGCCGCCGTCGTCGAGGCGATCCCCGAGGCGTCGACGAATTTCATCAAATAGGTGCCGATCTTGAGCGGCAAGACGCATTCGGTGGCGACGCCCGGCAAGGCCTCGCCGATCGAAACGCTGGTTTGCCAGGTTGCCCCGGTTTGCTCTTTCGAATGGCGGAAGCGCACCGAGCCGCCTTTCTTGACGTCGGGCTCGGTGGCTTGCGTCCAGCGCAAGACGGCGAGCCCGCCGACCGAGGAAATGGTCAGGCCCGAGGGCGTCGCCGGTGGATCGGAAAGACCGCGGATCTCTTGCGTCGGGTTGGTCGCATAGTCGGACGCGGCGCCGATCTGGTTGACCGCTTTCACCCGGAAATCATAGCTGCCCGGCACCATGTCGAAGATATCGACGGTGAGCCCTTCGGTCGGCGGGTGAATTGTCCAAGTGCTATCGGCCGTCAATTTATATTCGAGCTGATAGAAATCGATAAAGCCGTCGGCCGAGGCCGCCCAGGTGGCGGTCGCCTTGGTCTTGAGAGCCGACGATCCGGTCGTCTCGTATAGCGTCTCGACGATCGTCGGCGCCCCAGGCACGCCGACCGTCAAAGGATCTGGAAGTAATGTTCCTGGGCTCGCCGGCTCGAGGCTGCCCTCTGAAAAAGGATAGATCGCGTCTTGGTGCTCGATCACCGAAAGCGAGACGGTGAAATCCGGGTTATGGATGATACCGATCACCCGAAACAATTTTGCCGACCAGCCGGGCGTCGAATGGGTGATATCGACAATGTCGCCGATCGCCAGCTCGGCGGCCGCCGGCGCCGCCTTGAAGCCGGCGCGGATCCCGTAACGCGAGCGCAACAATTTAACCTCGGCGATATGCCGGGCGCGGTAAATATCGGTGACGCTCGGCAAGTCAATTTCGCGGGTGCGCGCGAAACTATTATCCTCGGTCAAGTAAGTCGTGTAGTCGGCGGATCCGGTGGCCGGAAATTCGATCTCGTCGCTTTGCCATTCCTTGTCAGGATTGACGAAGGTGGCGACGACCCGGTTGTAGCGGTTCGATTTGTTCGGTCCCTGAATCGAGATCCCGCCGAGAATATTATCCTCGTCGAGAGTGAAATCCGAGGTTCCGGTCGTCTCGATGATCAAAAAATATTGCTCGTCGTAACGCGGCAACAGGCCGAGCATGCCGGGCAAAAAATCGCGAACGTTATTCATCACCGTTTCGCCGGTCGAGACGACCATGTTGCAGGTGAATTTTTTCTGGTCGGCGGCGCCGGTGTAGGGCGTCACAAGGGCGTCGGCGGCGTCGGCGGCGGCGTCAAAACTGGCGGTGTTGAGTTCCGACGTGGTGAGGCCTTTGCCATAGCGGGAATCGGTCATGTAGTCGTAAAGACAAAGGGCCGGATTATCCGACCAGGCGGTCGTCGAAGTGCGCGTGTCCAAGACCTTTTTGCCCTTCACCTCGACGGTGATCTTGGGCTCGCGCCGCCATACGTCTTGGTCATAGGTAAATTCACAAGCGAGGTAGGCGATCCCCGAAAAAGTGTCGGTAGATTGCCAGCCGATGCCGGCGGCCATGAAGGTCGGATCGGCGGCCTGGGCGGCGGTGCCATAATATTCGGTGGCCGTGAACTTGCCGGAAAATTTGGCGTCGGTGGAAAGGACGTCGTCGAACCAAATATTCGGGAAACTGTCGATCTCGCCCAGGCACACGAGAAAGGCGATATAGAATTTTTCGTTGCTGGATCCAGCCGTATAGCGGCCGAGCTTGATGCCGCCGACCTTGCGGGTGCCATAGATAACGTCGAGGTGCTCGGCGGTGCCGGTGCGGTTGATCAAGACGCCGCGGGCGCGGTCCGAATAATCGCGCCGCTCTTGCTCTTCCTCGTAGCCGATCAAACTTTCGTAAGCGTCTTCGAAAAAATCGCCGACGTCTTCGAAAAAATCGCCGACGGAGTCCCAAAAGTCATCCCACCAGCCCATTAGGTTCGCCCCCAAAGGACTTCCAAGGTCGCCGGCGCGGCGTGGCGCATGCCGGTATCGTTGGGATAGTGGATCTGTTGACTGTGGTTGTTGGTGCGCACCGCCGAAAACTTGTCCCAATCGGCCCACCGGCTCGCCACGTCGGGCGTCACGATCGCCGATTTGGTCGTCTCGACCAGATCGAATCCCTGGACACGGCCGTCGAAAATGACATAGGGATCGGCGGTCAGCGCGTCGGAACTGTCGAACGCGGCGACGCGGACGATCACCAATAGATCAATATGATCGCCGGCCAGGAACAAGGACCGATAGGCCGCCGAAACGCCGGTGAGTTCCAAGCGGGTGGAATTGACGCGCGGTTCGCCTTGCTCGGCGATCGGTGGCACCGAGATTAGATCGGCGCCCGAAATATAGCTGTTGCCGTCATAGACGACGTCGCGGCCGTGGTCGGTGAGATAAATGACGCTGTCGAAGTGAAGCTCGAGCAACCGCGCCTCGGTGATCGAGTTCAGGCCGAGCGCCGTCCGCAAGGCCGCGGTGAAGGTGCGCGAGCCGGTCACGACAAGACCTCGATCAAATCTACCTCGTAAGAGAAAAAGCCGATTTCCTTGGTTCGGAATTCCTGAACGTCGCCCGACAAGGCCATGGTGAAGGGCACGCCCGAAACGGTGATAGCCGAGGCATCGGCCGGGCTGGTCATAAGGGCCGGTTCGATCGATAGCGTGGCGTCGCCGGATCCGTCGGAGACGGCGTCGGCGGTGACCATGTAAACCTTGTTGTTGTTGGCGAGCTTGATAAAATCGCCGGCCGCCAGGACCGTTTTCGAAGGCCCCCATCCGTTTGTTATCAGCGAGCGGCCGGTCTGCGAGGCGCCGTCGACCAGCGGCGCCGATCCCGAGACGTCGCCCAATGGCGTCGCGATCAGCGGCGGCACGATCTGAAAGCTTTCGAACTGACCGCGCTGTGCGATCATAAAGGCCAGGACCGGCGCGAACTCGGCCCGCGTCATGGCCGGATATTGGGCGGTAAGCTTCCATTTGTGACCGCCGATCTGGCGGACATGGCGCTTACCGGAAACCGATTCGTTGACAATGGTCGCATGCACCGAGCCCGGCGTCATCATTTCGAAGCCGGGCGAAGTGGGCCAAGTGCCGGACATGGGCGAAATCCCCTAGGCGACGGCCGGGCGGCCGCGTTCGGTAACCGCGCGGTTGATCATGGAAACGATCAGGCCGCGGCGGTCGCGCAACAATTGATCGACGCCGCGGGCGTCGAGCGTGGTAATGGTGAAATTGATGTTGACGACTTTCGCGTCGCCGCCGGCCTGGCCGCCGCCGGCGGCGGTAAGCGCGGCGTTGGGAACGACCGAGCCGCTCGAGCTCGGCGAAAAAAGTTCCGGGCCGGCCTCGCCGACCAAATAGCCTTGGCCGGGCCGCACCGGGCCGCCCTTCTCCCTCGGAATGAAGGCGGCGCCCATCGATATCGCGTTCGTCGAGGCGATCGCCGCCGCCGCCGGCGCCGCGTTGGCGCCGAGGGTTGCGAGCGATACCAGCGCCGCCGCCGGCGCCCAGGCGGCCGCGACGGCGGTGCCTTCGGCCAGGGCGGATCCGACGGCCGCCGCGCCAAAGGTTCGCGCAATGACGAAATTGGCGCCCATTTGCACGCCGGCCGAAACCAGCGACGAAATGATTTTCGCCATGATTTGCTGGCCGATCTGGCGCGCAACATCGGCCCAGGTCTTGCCGTAGACCAAGACGTCGGCGACGGCATTGCCGGCGGTGTCGCCGGTGGTCTGCAAAAATTCGTTATAAGCCGCCGTCGCTTCGGTGGCGTCGGTCAAGGCATTTTCCATATCTTTCGCCTTGATCGCCGCCATCGCCCAGGCTTCGCCGCGTTTGGTCGTGAGATCGATGCCGAGGCGTTGGGCTTCGTTCTCGAGATCGATCAGATCGCGCATATTGCGAACCGCGTCGCCGCCTTCTTGCGTCGCGATGGTTAATAGCCGTGATTGCTCGGCCTGGCGGATCATCGAGGCGGTGGACTTGTCGACGACTTCGATCGCCTTTTGGCGCGCCTCGATTTGTTTTTCGAGGGCGGCGACGCCTTTTTTGTAAAACTCGTTTTGCCGATCTTGCTCCCGTTGTGCGTCCTGGGCGATGCGGTCGGCGTGGCTTCGCGCCATGCGGTCGAGATCCCGATCCGACAATTTATTGCCGGCATTCGGGATCGTTGACGGCGCCGCCGGCGGCGGCGCCCGGCGCGGCACTACCGGCTTTTTCTCGAGCTCCTTTAATTGATCGGCCAGCTTGTTATAGCTGTCGGTGAGACGATCGATCCGCGCCTGTCGTGCGGCGATCACGCCGGCGGTGGCGGTTTCGGTAACTTTGTATTTATCGAGGGCCGCCTGGGTTTTTCTGATTTTCCCGGCGATTTCGCCCAATTGCTCGCCGATCTTTGCCTTTTCCCCGTCCTTGAGGATCCCGACATAATTGGCGAACTCTTTCACCCAATCGATCAGTTTCGGCAGCGCATTGGTGAGCGATTCGGCGAGCTCGCCGATT